ACATGTCCCATGATGCACGACATGAACTTTTTTTGCAACATGAGTTTTGCACACGTGACGGGTCTTCCCATGACTCCACTCGTGAAATAGTGGCAGTACGCGATGCCGTCGATAATGATTGGTTGTAGAAAAGGGATAACTTCCCATCCGGTTTCTTCCAATAAGAAATGATCATAACTCATTAGTCCTTCTAGTTTAGGGTCAGACTCAATAGCCCGTTCGATACGTTGCTCGTGATTACCTAACAAGAATACCATCCGTGGCGTCCATGTTCTTTTCTTGTTGCTGCGTAGTCGTCTTTGTTCTTTGCGTATAGGTAACATGAACTGATCCATAGCTTCAAGACCAGCTTCAATGTCACGAGTATATCGCCGTCCTTCAAACGACTTCTTCCCAACGTCATAGCTACTGAGACTTGGCATGTCCCAGTGATCCCCCAGATGAATAATAACGTCAGGCTTTGTAGCAACTGCATACTTACCAGCCCAATAAAGATGGTCAACAGGTAATCCCGGTTTGACTTGAGTATCAGGTATTACTAGATGTCTAGTCATTGCTTTTTACTCCATCCGGCAGGACAGGTTTCTGGTGTATACCACGTAAATCCCTGTTTGTCTGCCCACTCTTGCATGGTGTATCTTGTCCCGTCACTTCTACGTCTTGCTCCGGGCATAGCTGTTCTTGGGTTCTGGAAGACAAAGACCAACGCCTCCTGCTCGCCAAGGCATCTGCTAATATCAATATATTTCTTCGCTTCTGCTCTATCACGGAATCTCCCTTTCGCTTCGATGTAAATCGTGTAGTCGCCGTTACGGTAAATAAAGTCAGGCTCATACGTTTTGACTTGGGTATACGTCAACTTATCTACATGGTACTCACATCTCTTGAACTTCTTGTGAAGATCATACTCGAACCAGCTGTCGTAGCCTTTGGGTATGTTACGTCTTGTTCTCTTCACTTGGTCTTTCCCACGTCTGATTAGGTTTACGACGAAGCCAGAGCAGCCTAGCGTTTTCAATAACACGCTCTTCAGACTCTAACAACTCAACGCACTTGTTGAACATCTCTATCTCTGACAGTCCTTCAAGGAGCTTCTGAGACTTTTTATCACCAATACCATACACACCGACAATGTTATCAGCTTTGTCGCCCATGATGATTTGACGGTAGAAGAACAACAGACCTTCTTGTTCAGTAACAGAAGTCAGTTCACGTTTGTTGAAGTTGTAGTGTCTGCACGGTACTTGTTGGAAGTCTTTATCGAGACTGACGATGATGCTGTCAGGGGTGGAGGTAGCGTCGATAGCAATCAAGTCGTCAGCTTCTTCACCCTCTGATACAACTGCGTTCCATTTCTCGATCAAGTATTTACGTATTGCTTCCAAGTGTACAGGCTTTTCTTTGTCCTTACGATTACCCTTGTAAGGCGCAGTTACAGCTATGTCGTTACGAAAGTTACCCTTGCCTGTCAGGTAGACACGGTAGTCTGGTTCGCCTTCTATCTGTGTGTACAGATCACTAACCATCTCAGATAAGAAACTGCCCGTTGTGTAACAGGCAGTCTTTTCTGACTCATCATTGCACTTGAATGCACAACGATAAGCTACGATGTCACCGTCGATTAAGATCACAACGCTTCCGCTTCGGAGACGTAGCTGTCGTTGTATTCGATAAGATTAGTAACCTTCATCTTAATCATGGATGGCGAACGTCCTTCACCGATAGGCCAATCATAATACCCTACGACAGCAACAGCCTCAGATCCGTTTGCGATCAACACATCTTCAGGTATTTCAGAACCTTCTGTATCGGTAAGACGCATAGGATTCGTAGACTTCAATGTAATGAAGAAGCCACGATCATCGCTTTTGTTACTAGGTACTATACCCATCTCTTCGATAGCCTCAACAGCTTTGTCGCTGAGGTTACCAAGCTGTACCTGATACTTGTTACTGAACTTGTTGAGCTTATTACGCTCACACCAGTAGACGGTGCCGCGTACAGTGATGGGTGATGGTTTGTTTGCAGACATAAGATTCTCCTTAATGTGTTTCTGCCCAATTGTTGCCTACTCTATATTCGCCGTCTAATGGACATCGTAGGCTCAATGTCTCTCCGGCGATTCTGATAGCACGTACACCGATACGTCCGACTGTATCTGCGTAGTATGCTGGTGTTTCTATTTGCCATTCGTCGTGGACGTTAGCAACAAATCTGTGAGGTATATACAGTAGCTTAGCATTCAAGATTGTCAAGGCTTCTTTCATAACAATAGCTCCAGCACCTTGTAGTAACGTATTCAAGGCGGCGTGTTCTGATCTGACTCTGAGCTTTCGTCCGTCAAGTGCAGCAAGGAAGCCTGATGCAGCCTGCTTGTGAGTATCTCCTCTAACTCTTTCAAGAGACGGCGTGTTAGATAGAAATGTTTCTTTAAGTCCGCGTCCAGTAACGCTATTTCCTCCAACGATAGCTCCGATCTTAGCATCTCCGGCTCCATACAAAAACGCATAAATGAATGTCTTTGCAAGAGATCTTGTCTCAAGTCCAGCTGCTTGTTGATTAGCCGTATGAATATCGCCATTGAGGATTTCATTAGTATAGTCTTCGTCATCCATGTAGTGAGCCAACATGCGTAGCTCTAGTCCGCTGGCGTCAATGCCCACTAACTTATTACCTTCATCCACTGTCCAGCATGATCGGCATTCAGTACCGAATGGAGCAGACACTGCAGGAACTTGAGCCATGTTAGGTGATTGATGTGTCATACGCCCAGTGACTGCCCCGTTAGTGATGACTCTACCGTGTACTCTACCATCATCTTGTACAGCTTTCAACCATGAATCTATCTGTGCCACACGTTTTTGTAACATCATGTAACGCGCAACCGCCTTTGCTTCAGGTCTGTCAATACCGTCAAGCACCTTCTCATCCACGATGATGTTACCTTTCTCAGTCTTCTTTTTAAACTTAACACCAAGACTCTGCAGCCGCTCCGCTATCTGCTTACGTGATCCGGGATTGAACACAGTCACCTTGTCCTTCAAACGTTTGCCTGTCTTATCAGACCATCGCTCTTCAACGATAGGCGGGAAGATGGCTTGTAGCTCTGCTTCGATGTTGTTCATCTCAAACATCAAGTCCATCATTAACTTCTCAGCATACTGGGTGTCTAACTTGAAGCCATTGCGCTCCTGCTCAGCTACGATCCAGCCCACACGATGCTCCAGATCAATAGACTTCTGCGAAAACTTTTCCTTCATCATCTGCAATGATAACCACTTATGAACCTGCTCAGTCAGTTCAACGTCAGCTATACAATACTCAATCATCTCGTCCGTTAGTCCACCGTCGTAGTCTGTGAAGTCGAGCTTGCCTGTTCCTCCAAGAATGGTTCCCCAATTACGCAGTGAATGTCCGCCGTCTTGACTGGGGTTGTAGAGTCTGGAGAGGTAGAGAGTATCCACAACAAGATGCCTAGCAACCCGTACGTTCCAAACACGATCAAGAACACCCACGTCGAATCCGATGAGGTTATGTCCAACGATTTCGTCTGCATTATTCAACACCTTCTGTAAGGTATCTGGTGAGGTGTGAACTTGTATATCGTTCTTCACCTTCGTAACTGCACACCAGATCGTTGAGTGATCCAAAGTGGTTTCTATATCCAAGTAACAGGTATTCATGGTATCTCTCATTCAGTTCGTTACGTTCAGTGTCGTGGTTAAACTTCTGATAAGTCTCCATCAACTGTTCCTGTTCCAATATCCAACTCCCAATCTTGCTCATGGTAGATCATCTCCTCTAAGTCTGCGAGTGTTCGTAGATCTGCTCTATCAATTACGTCACCGTCGTCGAGACTAACAGCAAAACATCTGTTACACAAGTCTACAAACTCTTGACTAACAGCATATCGTCTCGTTGCTTCGTAGTCTGTTAGCTCTACGTCACACGCTATACATCTCACAACATTGTTTCCTTTTTGAACTCATCCAAGGACATCAACTCATCTTGCTGTAAAGCATGAAGCGGACCTCTGCCCAAATTAGTTATTGTATCTTCATTAAGCAATGTCTCTTTCCTACAAAAACCACCTAAAGAATACTCTGGAAATGTACCTAGCATCAGCATATAATAATCACAAGGTTTGTTTTTCTTTTCCAACGCAGCGATTAATTTGCCTGTTCTGTACTTGGTAGTTTTTACATCTATCGTGTAACAGCCTACTATCAAATCATGTGCAGGTGCTTCTCCAATCTTCATATCAGGCCAAACATTTAACAGTTTCGCTGCCGCCAGTTCTGAAGCTATTCCTTCTAGGTCTGTTTCGTAATCAGATTGTGGACCTTTCTTACCTCTTGGTACGCCTTTCCTTCTAGCATTATTGTGCCTTTCTTTGGCAAGATATTCACACACCTCTTGCTCGCCTCTCTCCAGACGTATCATCATAATGGTTTCTCCTCACGTTCATCACGTTGTGTTAATCGTCCAGTAGCTTCGTTGTAGAATACCTCACATGCCTTGCCTGTCTTGCCAGTGTATCGGTTCTTCAACACACGTAGCACGGTCGTGTTTCTGACAATAGGATCATCACTCTGACTGTTACGCTCAGCACCGATGACCGCATCAGACAGCTGTGCAATCGACGCAGAGCCACGCAACATACCAAGGCTAGTCACTGCGCCGTCCTCCAGTTGCTTCCCTTCAGGGCGTCGGAGGTGGCTCACAAGAAACATACAAATCCCCATCTCTTGTACGAACGTCCGCAGCTTAGTCATTATCATATCCAAAGCACGTCTCTCATCGCCGTTGCTCTGGTCAGATACCAAGATAGAGACGTGATCCAGTACGATATAACGTACGCCTAAGACCTTGACAAAGTATCTCATCCTGCCCAGTACGTTTTCTATCTCGTTACTACCGAAGTGTTCCCAGAGATACACACGATTCTCATAGTCCATCGTATCATACACAAGGTCAATGTCTTGATCGTCATACTCACAGTCAGGTAGATGAATAGGTTTGTTCATTTCAAGACCTACAAGACCACGCATGGTACGCTCTGGTGTCTCCTCAAGGAACATCAACCCAAGGTTATCCTCAGACTGTGCCATGATGGAACTGACTATCTCACGCAGCAGTGTAGACTTACCTAGTCCAGAGCCTGCACAAATAGTAACCAGCTCAGCGGTGCGTATACCGTACAGATGTTTGTTCAGTCCCTCAAACGGATACTGTACCTTGGCTTTTGTCAGTGGCTTCTTAATCAGATCACGTAACTCGCCAGCACCAACAATACCTTCAGGTGTGTAAGGTTGAGCAGACCACCATGCTTTGGTGTACATCTCCGATTGATTGTTAACAAGATAATCACACGCATCCTTGTAGCCGTTGACGTGCTTAACAATCCTCGCCTTGTTACCGAACAGATCAGCACACTCCTTCGCTGCCTTCTGTCCCGGCTCGTCAGCATCGAAACAAATCACAACGTTCTCGAAACTGTTCAGCCAATCATAAAAAAGGCGACAGTCCTTTGCCGCCGACGTTGCACCGTTACGGACGCTGACAACGGGAAACTTTGAGCCTGTCATCTGGTGAGCCGCTAACGCATCATACTCACCCTCAA